GCTACCTACAGGCTCAACCGTGATGACTACAACTACAACGGTGAGCCAAGCGTACAGTTCCTAATGAAAGGCCGTAAGGTTCGTGCAGTAGAATTGAACACGGGTGTCTATAGCCTAGCGTCTACCTACGTCTACAGCAACAACCCTGTGTTGGTCCTGATTGACTACCTAACGAACGCTGAGTTCGGTCGTGGTCTGCCCGTGGCTAAGCTGGACCTAGAGAGCTTCTACAACGCTGCTGCTGTCTGTGACACTGTGGTGACTTCAGGTCGTGCTATCGGTGGCCTAGTCAACGGTGGTGCTGGTACGCGGAACATCCCGCTCTACGAGTGCAACATCACTCTGGACACTGAAGCTAGCATCCGTGAGAACATTGAGCGCATCCTAGAGACTATGGGCTTCTCTGAGATGATGTGGTCCCCAGAGGGCAGATACAAGCTCACATTGGACTACCCAACATCACTAGCTGAGACCAACACTTTGATCCCCAGCACTCACGTCTTCACTGATGACAACATCCTACGTGATGAGGTCTCTCTGTCGTGGCTATCAGCTTCACAGCGTAGCAACCAAGCCACAGTGAACTTCATGAACGAGCATGAGGACTTCAAAGAGGATAGCATGACTTGGCCCGTCTTTGGCTCTGCGACCTACACCACCTACCTCACTGAAGACAACCAACAGCCACTTAGGAAGAACCTTCAAGTCGCAGGCATCACTGACCCTTACCATGCGCTCGCAAGAGCTGAACAAGAGGTCAGGAAGTCACGGCAACTGTTTACGATTGAGTTCACTGCTGACAAGCAAGCTCTCTCTGTGGAGATCGGGGATCTTATCAAGCTGACCCTCTCTACCTCTGGGCTGACTGATGAGATCTTTAAGGTGAACGCTATGGAGATCCGAGCAGATATGTCTGTGAAGATCAGTGCCTATAGCTTCAGTCATGAGATGCTGGCATGGAACGTGAACGATGACATCGCCTATGCCACACGTCCTGTCTTTGATTTCGTTACAGAGCCTGTGACCTCTTTGGTCTACACAGCAGGGAGACCTTCTGGAGACCACACAGCACTAGCAGAACTCACTTGGACTGCTCCTATTGATGGCTCCTTCAAGTCTGTGGTCTACTACACAGATGGTGCTGGAGATCTAGCGATCCTTGGTGAGACTAGCAGTGACAACTTCTTCATCTACCCTCGTTCCGATTGGGCCGATGGGGAGAGCGTTGCGTTCACTGTAAAGGCACAGACGCCACTAGGGCGCTTGTCCACTGGTGTATCTGTGACCAACACTGTGGTGAAGACACCCCCTGCTCCTACATCCTTCAGTGCTGCTGAGGTACTCTATCAGACCAACAAGGCCTCTGGTGTCAAAGCTAGGGCTACTCTCAGCTTCTCTGAGCCTGTTGGTGGTGTTGAACCTAAAGACTACAGGGTCGAGTATTACCGTGACGAAGATGGCAGCACCTACGAGCTGCTAGGGTACACAGTTGGACAGACCTACGTCTTCAATGACATCAGGGCTGGCAACTACCACTTCAAGATCACACCTATCAGTTGGTTTGATGATGAGGGCACGCCTCTGGTTGGCACTAAGCTCATCTTGGGCCTCAGCGCTATCCCAGCAGACCCTACAGGCTTCACTAGCAAGGTTACTGACACAGGCATCCTGTTGTCATGGAACACCCCTAGTGACCTTGATGTTGTCTCTGGTGGCACTACTGAAATCAGGTACGTGAGGAACGATGTTGTTACGCCTAAGTGGGAAATCGCTCAGACTATCGTGAACAACATCAGTGGCTCTACAACAACAGCTACGCTACCTATTGCTGCTGGGTATTACTTGCTCAAGCACAATGATAGCTCAGGCAATGCTTGTGCTGAACCTGCGCAGCTGCTCAACTCCTTCGTTGGCCCAGACTTCAATGCTATCACTACGATAACAGAAGACCCTACCTTCGCTGGGACTAAGACCAACTGCACTGTCGTTGGTAGCAACCTAGAGCTAGACGCACTTGTCACCTCTATGACCTACCTGTTCAACAACAGCATCGACCTAGGTTCTGTTGAGAACATCCGGCTTGTTCCTAACTTAACTGCTGTCATCACTGATGGTGTAACTGTTGTGGCTGACTATGACCCTGTGTCTGCTGTCACCCGCTTTGCTGGTCCCATCGTTGATGCCTCAGTTAGCTTTGAGGTCAGGACTACCAATGATGATCCTGCTGGGACACCTACGTGGTCTGATTGGGAAACCTTCACGATTGGCAACTACAGAGCTAGGGCCTTCCAATTCAGGCTAACGGGTGTGGTAGCATCCACTACTTACACCATCGAAATCTCAGAGCTATCACTTACAGCAGACAAAGCTGATGTCTACAAGCGTAGCACTTCAACCTCAAGTTCTAGCGCTGATACTACTGTGACCTTCGCCACTGCGTTCTATGGTGGCATTGGTGGCACTGACCTGCCTCACGTTGGCTTCAGTACCATCGGCGGTTCTGCTGGTGACAGCATAGACATCGTGTCTATTACTAAGAGCACGTTCGTCTACTCAGTCTACAACGCAGGCGCTAGGGTAGTTCGAAACATCTCTTGGCAAGCTATCGGCCAATAAACTTAGCAGGCTCCCTAACGGGGGCTTGCACACTCATTCAATATAAAGGAGGCCTTCATGGCTACTACAACAAGGGTCTTAACGGCCAGTGTAAACGGTACGGTCTACACCACAAACGCGAACGGTGCCCTAGAGGCCATCGACACATGCCACTCAGGCGCTACCGCACCCACTAACGAAGTGGCTAACGGTAAGCTCTGGTTGGACACAACAACAACACCTGGCATCCTAAAGATGTACAACAACGCAGCTTGGGAAGAAATTGGTGGCTCTACGTCCAGCCCTACGTTTGTTGACGGAACCTTCACAGGCGATGTTACTATTGGAGATGACCTATACCTGACTGGTCCTACTCCAAGAATCCTCCTGGTTGATAACGATATTGCTGATGAGTACACTCAGCTAGCCAACGCAGGCGGTAACACCATCCTCGGCAGTCGCAATGGAGCTACTAACGGGCAGCTCATATTCAGGGGCGAAGGCGGTGGAGTGAACACAGAGTACGCTCGGTTTTCCGCGGCTGGTAACTTTGGCATCGGCAACAGCACCCCGCACGCCCTACTTCATGTGGGCAGTACCGATACCGTCCTTGGGGGAACCGCTGGGAACGACGTAAATCTTCTGACGCTACAAGCTGACGTCAGTAACAGCGACTTACTCCAGTTCACTTCTGAGCGCCTCACAACAGGCACAGCTTGGACGACTGCTGCTCACCGTATTCAGCGCAAGGTTGACACTAGCTTCATGGGATACATGCAGTTCGGCAACAAAGCGTCCGACTTGATAACCTTCGGTGAAAACGCTGCGGAGTATATACGGATTGACGGGGGAGGAAATTTGCTTGTGGGTAAAACTGATACAGCTACTGGGACTGTTGGTGTACAAGCGAAACCTAACGGTAGCATATACGGCACAAGAGATGCTGGCTCACCCCTTGTTGTCAATAGATTGACGAGTGACGGTGCTATCGTCACTATTATGAAGAACACCGTAATTGTGGGGAGTATTGGGTCCAGATCAGGTTCTAGCAATATTTTTATAAATAGCACAGCCAACTCAGGACGTCTTGCTTGTAATGGTACGGAAAAGTACGGTTGGAATCTTACTACTTTCTGGGCTACCACCGATAACGCTAATGATCTGGGATCAAACTCCAATCGTTGGGACGATGTATACGCCACCAACGGCACTATCCAAACATCTGACCGCAATGAGAAGCAACAGATCGCTGCACTCACAACAGCAGAGATCACAGCAGCTAAGGCTATCAGTGCTGGCTTCAAGACGTTCAAGTGGAACGACAGCGTAGCTGAAAAGGGTGCAGAAGCCCGTACTCACTCAGGTGTAATTGCTCAAGAAGTAGAGCAAGCACTGACTGACGCAGGGCTGGACGCTGGTGACTATGCGTTCTTCATCAGCAATACTTGGTGGGAAACACACACAGAAGTCCCAGCGGTTGAGGCTGTAGAAGCTGCCTATGAGGACGTAGTTATCCCCGCAGTGCTTGATGCTGATGGCAATGAGCTTGAAGCTGAACGCACAGAGCAACGGCTTGTAACTGAGGCTGTAGAGGCTAAGGAAGCCTACACACGCACTGATACTTACCACACGCTAGCAGAAGCCCCAGAAGGAGCTACTGAACGCACACGTAAGGGTATCCGCTATCCTCAGTTGCTGGCCTTCGTAGGTGCTGCAACAGAGCAGCGCTTAGCTTCTATTGAAACACGATTAGCTGCACTCGAAGTATAACAAATTGGCCCTGCTAGAAATAGTGGGGCCTTTTGTCCAATTAGGGGTTTCAATCCCAGAACAACCAGACTATGACAGTCTCACAACAAACACAAAGGAAATACTGTGGACAACTATCAAGAATTCTCTACCCGTGCAAACGTGGTAACACGACGCACTTACAACCGGCCAAAAGACGACGGCACATTTGAGACCTGGGCCGAAACTGTCAACCGCGTTATCGGGCATCAGCAGTGGCTGTGGGAACGTGCTAAAGGCAACACCCTGGATATGTCAGAGATCGTTGAGCTTGAGAAGCTTCGCATTCTGATGATGGAACGCAAGGCCACCGTGTCTGGTCGCACCCTGTGGTTGGGTGGCACAGATGTGGCTAAGCGACGCGAGGCCTCCCAATTCAACTGCTCGTTTGGTCAAGTTGAAACTGTGCATGATGTAGTGGATGCTATGCACCTACTGCTGCAGGGTTGTGGCGTAGGCTTTGAACCAGTGGTTGGTACACTCAATGGGTTCGTGCGGGCTACCAAAGTCACCACGATCCGTTCAACGAAGAAGACAGGCGATCCTAAAGGTTGCCCCAACAACCAAGCTTGGTTCACTACTAACGCAGACGGTGGCAAAGAATGGCACCTCAAGATTGGTGACAGTGCTGACGCTTGGGCTAAGGCCTTAGGCAAGCTGTTTGCTATGAAGGAAGCAGTGGACAACATCACCATTGACTACACAGAAATCCGTGCAGCGGGTGAACGTCTAAAGGGTTACGGTTGGATTAGCTCAGGCGACAACACAGTGCACATTGCTATGGCTGCCATCTGTGCCATACTTAGCAAGCGGGCGGGTGAGCTCCTGACACGCATGGACATCCTGGACGTGCTCAACTGGATGGGAACAACTTTGTCTTCACGTCGTTCAGCAGAGATTGCTCTGGTCCCTGTCAATGACGCAGAGATTGACGACTTCATCTCAGCCAAGAAAGACTTTTGGCTTCATGGTAACGAGCATCGTCAACAGTCCAATAACTCTGTGGTATTCGAGAAGAAGCCAACAAAGTGGGAGCTCAGCTACATCTTCGACAAGATGGTCGAGGCTGGTGGCTCAGAACCTGGGTTCATCAATGCCGAGAGTGCTAAGAAGCGTGCACCTCACTTTAAGGGTGTCAATCCGTGCGCGGAGATCCTGCTAGGAAACAAGAGCTTCTGCAACCTGGTCGAGGTTGACTGGGGTAAGTATCTCCAAGACTTTGGTGGACTGCAAGAGGCCATCGAGATCGTTGCGCGTGCTAACTACCGTCAGACTTGCGTAAACCTTGATGATGGTGTTCTGCAGCGGTCCTGGCATGAGCTCAATGAATTCCTCCGTCTTTGTGGTGTTGGTGCTACTGGCATCGTTAAGTTCCTTGACCACCACACAGGCATGAACAACGTCGTGACTATGCTTCAGGCGCTTCGTGCTTCAGCTAAGAACGGTGCGAACTCTATGGCCGACGAGCTGGGCTTGCCGCGCGCTAAGCTGGTGACCACAGTGAAGCCATCGGGAACCCTGAGCAAGATCATGGACACAACCGAAGGAGTGCACAAGCCACTAGGGAAATACATCTTCAACAACGTGACCTTCTCTAAGCATGACGAAATCATCCCAACGCTCAAGTCAGCTGGTTACAAAGTTATCGAAAAGCCATTCGAAGTTGAGAGCGTGCTGGTGACCTTCCCTGTTGCATATGAAGACGTCAAGTTCGATGTAGTGGATGGTAAGCACGTGAACATCGAGACTGCCCTAAGTCAGCTAGATCGCTACAAGTTGATGATGGATAACTACGTGGACCACAACTGCTCCATCACCATCAGCTATGACCCAACTGAGATCCCTGGCATCATCGAGTGGATCTTGGCCAACTGGGATATCTACGTCGGTGTGTCATTCATCTACCGTAACGATCCTACTAAGACCGCTGCGGACCTAGGTTATGCCTACCTCCCACAAGAGGTGGTAACAGAAGAGAGCTACTTCGAATATGCTAATTCGTTGTGGCCTGTGGATCTTGCTAACCTCAAGTCTGACGACGACCTGTTAGACGAAGGCTGCACAACAGGTGCTTGCCCTATCCGTTAACGACCAGCGAAGGCCCCAATAAAATAATTGGGGTCTTTTGCGTTTAGGGGGTTACGTGCGCTGCGAACACATGGCATTGTAATTTTAGAAACAAACAAAGGACGATCACAATGACAACTATTCGCATCACACATACGAAAAACTGGAAAACATCTGAGGGTCTTAAAGGCGCACAGATCGACACACTACTGTGTAAAGTTATTACGGAAGATGCTCACATGGTTGAGTTCGAAGTTCTTAAGGTTGAGCACTCAGAAAATCCTAATCCATTAGGTGTTAGCCACATGGAGGGCGGTGTGTATATGAAGCGCACAGTTCCTAACTATGAAGGTAAAGCAGGCATGATGCACATCACTAAGGCATAAAGTAACAAACAAAGGATAACGACAATGATTAAAGACTTCACAATAGGCCTACTAATGGGCACAATCGCAACAGCAGCACTCTTGCTGCCACTCATCTACGACTTAGGAGCTTACTAATGCCTGACCAAGATGACCCATGCGACACAATGATGCCACCACCTAAACCAAAGGAAACACAATGACTAAACTAGAAGAGCTCAAGGCTGCTGATGCTAATACTGCTGCTAATGATGCTTGGGATGCTGCTGCTGATGCTAATACTGCTGCTAATGATGCTTGGGATGCTGCTGCTGATGCTAATACTGCTGCTAATGATGCTTGGGATGCTTATGCCGCTGAACTGAAGAAAACAAAGGAACAAACCAATGACTAAACTAGAAGAACTGGGAGCCGCGACCCGCGCTGCTGCTGCTACCCTTGATGCTGCTACCCTTAATGCGACTACTACTGCTGCTGGCGCGGATGATGATGCTTATCATGCTGCTCGTGACGCTTGTGTTATTGCTTATCATGCAGCTTATGCTGCTTCTGTTGCTTATTATGCTGAACTGAATAAAACAAAGGAAACAAACCAATGACAAACATGATCACAACTATCGCAGAAGCCCTGCGTCGCCGTCGTAACATCAACGCGACTATCACTGAACTGCACAAGCTGTCTGATGCTGACCTACATGACATCGGTATCGCTCGCGGTAACATCGAGACAGTTGCTCGCGGCTTAATTGACATCCATCGCACTGTACGGGACACGAACAATGATTGATAAGATCAAACAGATGCACGAGAAGTTCGGCATCACGCACGCTGAGGCTGAGTTCACTAGCGAAGAACGCTTGTTCCGTATCGGGGCAATGCTTGAGGAGCTAAGCGAGTTCACAACATCCAAAACTAAGGAGGACGAATTGGACGCCCTGGTCGACCTAGTGGTCTTTGCACTAGGCACAGCAGAGCGCATGGGCTATGCCACTATATTTGAGCCAGCGTTTAATCGGGTCATGGCATCAAACATGAGCAAGACGCTTGGCGCTAACAACAAGCGGGGCTCATTCGAGATCGACCTGGTCAAAGGGCCAGACTTCAAACCCGCAACACTAACAGACTTATTTAGGAACCGATAACATGACAAACGTAAAAGATACCTTGGCCCAACGTGGGAACCGCTATGGCCGCATGGACCGTAATGCCTTACTGACACAAACCCTGATGGATGAGGTGGCTGTGGCGGCCATCCGGAGCGGCCAGGTGCTCACCCCGATGCACAAGGAATGCTTGCACATGATCATGGGCAAAGTGTCCCGGATGGTTTGTGGGGATCAATTCTACGCAGACAACCCGCACGACATCGCAGGCTATGCTACGCTGCTAGAAGAATACATCAACAACATCAACGCTGAGGAGGAGTAAGCATGGAAATCATCTTGGCATGTGACGCGGAGGGTGGGGTTGCCAAGCAGGGTGTCATGCCCTGGCCCCACCTGGCTGAGGACATGCGACACTTCAAGGCTATGACGAATGGCCACTGTGTCATCATGGGCAGCAACACCTGGAATGACAAATGCACCCCGGTTCCTCTACCAAACCGGTTGAATGTGGTTGTATCAACTAAGGAAATCACTGGCGCTGATGTCGTCATCTCCGGCGACCTTCCAACCGCGATAGCTGACCTGGACGTTGGTCCAATGAAGAAGTTCGTGATCGGAGGTGCTGACATTGTGCAGCAAGTTTTGGTCAAGGCTAAGGTCATCCACATCACGGAGATCCAGGGTGTCTACGATTGTGACACCTTCGTGCCAAAGCACTTTGAGCCGTTTGGTTTCAAGCGTATAGAGACCAAGACACTGGCAGCTGATGCCAATTACACAAGATGGGAAAGACGATGAAGAACACTTTTGAAACAAGCTACCTCGCCACCGTGGCGGACATCATCTCCACGGGCGATGCGCGCACAGGGCGTAACGGAGACACACGGTCACTACCTGCACAGACCCTGACCTTTGACCTACGTGAGGGCTTGCCACTGCTGACTACCCGCAAGAGCCACTACCGCGGGGTGTTCGGCGAGTACGCTGCATTGATCCGCGGACCTAAGCATGTAGACGACTTCACACGCTGGGGTTGTAACTTCTGGGGCAAGTGGGCCAAGGCTGACGGGTCAATTGACCTGGACTATGGTAACGCCTGGACAGACTTCCACGGGGTGAACCAGATGGAGACCGTCCTGAACCTCTTGCGCAATGATTACACTGACCGACGCATGATTATTACCGGTTGGGACCCCTCACGTCTCGCTGAGGTGGATCTACCTTGCTGCCACTACTCCTACCAGTTCTGGTCAGATGGTGAGCACCTGGATCTTATCTGGACACAACGGTCTGGTGACTGGATGATTGGTGTGCCTGCAGATGCTCTGCTAGCGAGCGCCATGGTCTGCCAGTTTGCTAGTCTGGCTGGCATGAAGCCGCGTAAGGTCACGATGGTTATCGGTGACGCTCACATCTACGCTGAGCACATCCCTACAGCCTTCACCCAACTGACCCGCAAGCCACGACAGCTACCTCAATTCACATTCACAAAACAAAACACCCTGCAGGGGTTTACACCCGACGACTTTCAGATTGCTGGTTATGAACACGACGCGCCGCTGGCGTATCAACTGAAGGAATGAAGCATGTACACACAATTCGAACTAGAGGCACAAATGCAGGACCGGGGTTACTCCCGGTTCCTAAAGCAGCTTGAGGCCGCACGCACAAGTGAGGGCCAGAGCAACACAGCTCATGGGCGCGAGCTTATTAAAGCTAACATTGACGGCATGGTAGGCTCCCTCGAGGAGTTCATCAAGTCGCAGGAGCTTGTCAGGCGTAAGTCACAAGCATCATTGCTACTTAAGGAGCTTAACCTTGAGGCTGTGGTCTACCTGGCGCTCAAGACAATCGTCAACAGCTTAGGCCACGATGAGGCTAAGACCACTGCAACTGCTATCAACATTGGCATGGCAGTCTCTAACGCTATCACAATGGCTGAGCTTGGGAGTGACAAGGAAAAGAAGGGCCTAGTGAAGCACATCGAGACTAGTACCAAACGCGCCCTGGGTAATGACAACAGCAAGGAGCGAGTTGTGGTAGACACGCTCGCCTTCTTCAACATGCAATCTGCGTGGCCGGTTGAGGACCAGCTTAAGGTTGGCATAACCTTGATTAACCTAGCCACTCAAGTTGGTCTGGTTGAGGAGGTGCTTGTTGGCCGGGGTAAGAGCTCCTTCCACAAACTGGTGCCAACTGAGGCCACCATGGAGATGATCGAGGTCATGAATTTGTGCCCTGAATTCTCCCCTGTTTACCTCCCAATGATCGTCGAGCCATTCGAGTGGGATGTGTTTGGGAGTGGTGGCTACCTTACGCTAAAACAGCCCCTCGTTAAGACACGCTTTGAAGGTCACACAGAGGCCCTCCTGGACGCTGACTTGTCGTCTGTTAGGCAAAGTATCAACATCATTCAACGTACAGCCTGGAGCGTCCACACAGGGCTCCTGGGGATAGCTCAGGCAGCGTTTGATGATGGTCTGGATGTTGACTGTCTCCCGTTCAACTATAAGGACAACCGGCCTAAGCGCACAAGCATCCGTGTGAGTGCGAATTCTATCCTCGGTCTTGCTGAGGAATTCAAAGAATATGAGGCCATCTGGTTCCCACATAATATGGACTGGAGAGGACGTGTTTACCCAATGGTGGACGGTCTGTCACCACAGGGTAACAAGTTGGCTAAGGCTCTGCTCTCCTTCTCTGAGGGCAAGCGCATCACTGGTGAGGCTGAGAACTTCCTAGCTATCCACATCGCTAACGAGTTCGGTGAGGACAAGCTGTCACTTGGTGAGCGTGTTGAGTGGGTCTATGCTAACGAAGGCAAGATCCTGGATGTCGCCAGCAACCCATTCGGTCCTAACAAAGACTTCTGGATTGGTGCTGACAGTCCCTGGGGCTTCCTTAGAGGCTGCTTAGAGTGGGCAGGCTACTGTGCTGACCCAGACGACTTCCTAAGCACCTTGCCAGTTGCCTTTGATGGTTCCTGCTCTGGCCTACAACACTTCTCTGCTATGTTCAAGGATGATATTGGTGGCCGTGAGGTCAACCTGGTTGCTAACCTGGACCGCCAAGACATCTACGCTACTGTCAAAGAGGCTGTGGTGGCTGTACTAGAGGCCTCTGAGGACGATCTTGCAGCACAGTGGGTTAACTCAGGTCTTCTGACGCGTAAGCTGTTCAAGACGCCCACGATGACCTATGGCTACTCATCTGAGGTTGCTGGTATGACTGACCAGATCAAAGCTGAGGTTCTTGGAGGAGGCAGCGAGGCCTTTGCTAAGGATGAGCTGTTCACGGCTTGCAACTACCTGGCCAAGATCACCTTTGCAGAGATCGAAAAGACTGTCGTGAAGGCTTCTGAGGCTAAGAACTGGCTGCAGAAGTGTGTGCGTGGTAAGCAAGAGGCCACACAGTGGACCACACCTGATGGCTTGCCTGTTGTTCAGAAGTATAAGGCTAAAAAGGCCAAGCGACTGGACATCCGCATAGGTGACAGTGTTGCTCGGCCTCAGTACGCCATCCCCACGGACGCTGTGGACACACGTAAGATGGCGTCTGCTATCTCTCCTAACGTCATCCACTCCATCGACGCCACACACATCCGTATGGTTGCCGTTGCGGCCTCTAAGGAGCAGATGCACAGCCTAGCAATGATCCATGACAGTTTTGGTTGCCATGCAGCTGATGCTGGTCGCTTCTTTAACATCATCCGGGAGCAATTCATTGAGCTCTATAGCACTGAAGTAGCCGGTAGCCTCAATGATGAGCTATCTGGTGGTGATATTGAGCTACCAACAATGGGTAACCTAGACCTGGACGGTGTGATCGATACAGACTATTCGTTCGCATAAGCTGCTAAAACACTACCAAAAGGGGGCTTCTGGATGACACCAGGAGCCCTTTTCTCGTCCATTTCATGGCCGCGTAAGCCATTGTAAACAAGCGCTATTTAAAAAGCACCACTATAGAGGAAAGAAACCTCGCCAGACAACACTGGTTTATCAAATGGGCACGAGTAAGGCAATGGCTCACAAGAGATCATATGACCCTTCCACCCTCCTTAGAGGATCTGGACACTGAACAGCAAAAGCGGCACTAACGCCGCTACTCTTACCTCACTTTGTGGGGGTAAGGGGGCACTCGTAAGCAATAGGTCTACAAGAGATCATATGCTAACATAAGGACAACATAAGATGACACAAAACACACATGACGCCCTCATTCGTATCACACAAATGGACACGGAAGAAACACAGCGTTACCTGATGCTCCTATTGGATCGTAACCCTGAGCTATTCGAAGCTATCCAGGACGACATCGACCACGAGTACTTCCTTGAGGAGCTGCGCAGTGAGTACCACTACGGCCACAGAATGTACCCGGAGCTATGATGGTTAAGCTCATCCTAGCTCTACTCATCAGCGCTCCAATCGTGGCCCTATTGGCTACATTAGCAGCATCCACCACCAACCCAGTCACATTCTGGGCAGCATCAGCATATGCAGCAATAGTCGGCCTAAGCGGCCTTCTGTCTGTCTTAAAATAACAAAGGATAACACATGACCTACTACCAGATGCCAGACGGCACAATCACATTCAACCGCAAAGAAGCTCAAGGCTACGACAATGGCTGAGCTCACAGGCCAACCTTGTCCCACCTGTCCCAGTAGCGATGCTTTTAGCTACAACACAGAGAAGATGGTTGGCGTTTGCTTTAGTTGTGGTAGTTCATACCCCAAAGGGGGCCAACGGTACTCAGAAGAGACCCTGGCACTCTACCCATTGGCGGACTTAGACTTCACACCCACTACTACAACACAAGAAGCAGGCGGCATCTATACCAGCCTACGTGGCATCGCAAGCGGCACAATGGAGCACTATGGCGTCAAAACCCTAGTAGCCCCAGACGGCTCACCCTTGTCACAGACCTACACTTACCCCTCAGGGGCCACAAAGACACGCCTGTTCCCTAAAGACTTCAGGGCCACAGGTAAGATGGACAGCTTGTTTGGCCAGAACCGCTTTACTGCTGGTACATCCAAGATGGTCACGATCACTGAAGGCGAGCTAGACGCTATGTCAGCTTGGCAGATGCTCGGAGGTGCTAGCTCACGCTATGCTACTCCAGTCGTCTCACTACCGTCAGCTGTCCCCTCTAAGGACTTCTGGCAGAACGTCATCCCATGGCTTGACAGCTTCCAAAAGATCATCCTCTCGGTTGATGCTGATGGCCCAGGTGACGAAGTAGCCCAGAAGGTGAACGCGTTGTTCCCACACAAGACCTATCGTGTGGATCACAGTATCCACAAGGATGCCAATGACTTCCTAGTTGCTGGTAAAGCTGCTGAGTATAAGGCTGCTTGGTTTGGTGCCGCTAGGTTCATGCCTGACAACCTGCTTCACTCTGAAGCTGACTTGCTGAGCTTGTTCGATGAGACACCTGAGCACTCCTTCGTGCCCACAGGCATTCCAGAGTTCGACAGCAAAGCTATGGGTCTCCACCGTGGTCACTTCACAGTCTTTAAAGCTGCTACTGGTGTTGGTAAGACGGAAGTCTTCCGCTTCCTAGAGTGGAACTTCATTAACCGTGGCGTCACCTTTGCCACATGCCACCTTGAGGAGATCCCCTTGCGCTCTGTGCTGGGGTTGGTATCCTACGACCTTAACGATAACATGACACGAAAAGATGCCATTGAGGCAAAAGGAAAGACCGAAGAAGTCCGTGCAAGCATCAAGCGCCTAGCGGAAACAGAACACTTCTACCAGTTCAAGCTACGTGAGAACGATGGCGCAGATGAGCTGGTCCAGCAGATCAAGATGATGGCTACCGTTTACGGATGTCAGTTCGTCATGATTGAACCAATCCAAGACACGATAACAGTCGCATCCGATACGAACAAAGAGAGTGAGCTAGCCCAGTTGGCTATCCGACTGTCTAAGGTTGCTGCTGAATATAATGTTGGCATACTAACTATAGCACACACCAATTCGGACGGAGATGCCAAATACTGCAAAATGATCGTCCAGCGTGCCTCTGTCGTGATTGACCTACAGCGTAACAAAGATGCTGAGGACTTCGAGGACAGGAACACAACAAAGCTGGTCATCCAAAAGAACAGACCAACGTCGGAAGAAGGCTTCGCAGGTGAGATGCTATTCAATCCTGAGACCTTTACCCTGACACCACTATAAGGAACAGACAACATGAAAATCGTATTCGACCTAGAGAGCGACGGGCTACTCAACAAGCTGACTAAGATCCACGTCTTCTCGTGGTCGGTGGTTGGTTCTGGTGTAGTACATAGCACCAGTGACCTCAGCACTATCCAGGAGGTCTTGCACAAAGCAACAACTATCGTGGGCCACAACATCGTAGCCTTCGACCTACCAGCTCTACAGATGTTCGACATCTACACAGATGCTGACATCATCGACACCCTACCGCTGTCGTGGTACTTAGAACCAAAGCGCATTCGTCACGGCCTAGGAGACTGGGGCGTCACAGTGGGCGTTCCTAAGCCACCTATCGTTGATTGGGACACACTGTCCTATGAAGACTACAAGCACAGGTGTGAGGAAGACGTCAAGATCAACCTCGAGGTACTGTCGCTCCTAGAGCGTAAGCTCAACCGGCTCTACCGTGAAGATGGTGAAGCCAAGCGTCTGACTGACTACCTGGCATTCAAGATGCAATGCGCACGGGATCAAGAGGTCTACGGCTGGCGCTTAGACGTGCCTAAAGCCCAAGAGCTACAAGCAACACTACAACAGATGAAGGAAAGCGCACACCAACAGCTTGCAGTTGCAATGCCCGAGGTGCCGCTGTGCAAGGTCGTAAGGCCACCAGCAGCGGAGCGCTTGTTCAAGAAGGACGGCAATCCATCGGTCGCTAATCTCAAGTGGCAACAAGTGCTGCGCGAGAACTACCTACCAGCATCAACCAATCAGCCTATCACTGTGTTGGTCAAGAACGAGGTTGGTAACCCTAGCAGCCACACTCAGGTCAAAGACTGGCTCTATGATCTCGGTTGGAAGCCACAGACATTCAAATATGTTCGTGGTGAGAACTTCGGTGAAGAGCGTAAGATCCCACAACTACGGGATGGCTCTGAGCTGTGCCCAAGCGTCCTGAAGCTCGCTGAAGTTGCGCCTTCGATTAAGCTACTAGAGAACCTAACAGTCACTAGCCACAGGCTCAGTGCTGTCAATGCCTATCTGGAATGCGAAGTTGATGGCTGGTTGTCAGCTGGTATCGCAGGACTAACAAATACCTTCCGCTTCAAGCATCGTAAGCCACTAGTAAACCTACCCGCGGTTGACAAGCCCTGGGGCAAAGAACTACGTGGCTGCCTGATAGCACCAGAGGATGAGCAGCTGGTTGGTTGTGATATGGTATCCCTAGAGGACACGACCAAACGACACTACATGCAACCCATCGACCCTGCTTACGTTGCAGAGATGCAGATCAAGGGTTTCGACCCACACCTGGATCTTGCTAAGCACGCAGGCGCGGTAACCCAAGAACAGATTGACCAGCACAATGCAGGTGAGATCAACCTTGGCGCAATCCGTAAAGGCTACAAGGCCGCCAACTACTCCTGTGTCTATGGCGTTGGTGCATCCACTCTATCGCGAACAACTGGCCTAAAGACCACAGCTGCCCAGGCACTCATCAAAGCGTACTGGGGCCGCAACTGGGCCGTCGAGAAGATAGCAGAAACAAGAAAGGTACGAGAGATAAACGGCGAAGCATGGATCCTAAACGAGGTCTCTGGCTTCTGGCACAGCCTGCGTTCTGAAAAAGATCGTTGGTCAACCACAAACCAAAGCACCGGTGTCTACTGCTTTGACCAGTTCGTTATGCTGGTTAAGGCTGCGGGTGAGAAAGTCATCGGCCAGTTCCATGATGAAATCATCGTGGCTACTGATGACTACGAAAGAACAGAGCGTGTGCTTCTTGATTGCAAGGGCAAGCTCAACGATAAAATGAAACTCAATGTTCCACT